GCACAGCTAGATATTTTTGAAGATTATTTTTATCAATATAATTATCAGATAACTAAAGAGAATGCTAGGCAATCAGGAGTGGGATTGGCAGATATAAAAAAAATATATCAAGACGCTATAGAAATATTTTCAGAGCAAGAAACTCTTGTGCCTGTATATCTAAATGGAGCTAGTGAGGTTATTGTTTCTCCGTCTGCAACATCGACTTATAGTGTGCCAACAATAGCCACAACAGGTTCTGATTATTATTTAATAAATAAAGTTTTATTACTTACAAAATACTTGGTCGCTAACAGCACAAACACATTATCATTTACACAAGAGTTAGTTGATAATACTAAAAACTTTTTTGCATTAGGAGTTCAGCCAGGCGATGTTGTTGTTAATTTAACTACAGGAGAATCAACAAGTGTAAGATATCTAACCCCACAAAATACTAACACATTATTATTGGAGGATAATATATTCTTAAACACAGGTGAATCTTATACTATTTTAAGTACAAGACAAGGTGTTAATGAATGTGAAAAAGTAACGAATAAAAAGATTACACAACTTAACATGTCTAACTTAACTAAGCCTACAGAATTATTTCCAGCTTATTCTCAGAGTAGACAATTAATACAGGTATATCCTGAAAACTTTCAATGGGGTGTAAATGTAATTAATTCTGGAGAGACATCAGCTGGTAGAATACTATGTCAGTATATTAGATATCCTAAAGACCCTAAGTGGACTTACGCTCAGTTAGTTGGAGGCGAACCTTCATTTAATCAATCAAACGCTTTATATCAAGACTTTGAGCTGCCTATAGAAGAAGAACCAACATTAGTAAATAAAATATTACAATATGCTGGGATGTCAATTAGAGAAGTGCAAGCTATTCAATTCGGCCAATCAATGGATATGAGAGAAGAACAAAAAGAAAAATAATGGCATACTTAACAGAATATCAATATTACGAGAATACAGGAAACCCTCATACAGAAGATGCTAACTGGGGTTCATATCAATATGTAAGTTTATATGACATAGTTAATAATTTTATGTTGATGTATTCTGGCAATCATAGTTTAGTAAATAACGAAGAAAGGTATAGAATTTTATTTCATGCGAAGAGAGCTATACAAGAACTAAATTATGACGCATTTAAAGAGCTTAAGATTTTAGAACTAGAAGTGTGTGACACACTAAGATTTGTTTTACCTCCAGATTATGTAAATTGGGTGAGAATATCTTTATATAAAGACGGAGTTCTTAGACCGCTTACTGAAAATATTCAAACCAATTGGAGTGATGCATACCTTCAAGATAATACTTGCAGGATTTTATTTGACCATGATGGAAACATTTTAAAGCCATCTACATCAACGATTGACCTGCAAAGGATAGAAGGTACTAAAAAAAGTATTTACCTTAACGAGCAAAGCCCTTATAACAATAGAGAGGGGTATTGTGTAGATGGTAGTTGGTATTTTGATTACGGTATAGGAGCTCAGTACGGATTAAATACTGAGACTGCAAACTTTAATCCTACATTTAAAATAAATAAAAAAGCAGGAGTTATTAACTTCAGTTCAGATATGGCAGGAGAGTTTTGTATTTTAGAATATGTATCAGATGGCATGGAGGCTGGAGATGACTCTCAAATAAGTGTCAATAAATTATTTGAAGAATATGTTTACGCTTACATTCAGTTTGCTATATTGAATGCTAAGTTTGGTGTACAAGAATACGTTGTTGCAAGAGCAAGAAAAAGAAGCTCTGCGTTGCTAAGAAACGCTAAGCTTAGAATTAGTAATATACATCCTGGTCGTTTGATTCAAAACATCAGAGGTATGGATAAGTGGATTAAGTAAGCATGGCAGAAACTACTAGAAATTTTATCGCAGGTCGAATGAACAAAAGCGTTGATGAACGCTTGATTCCTAATGGTGAGTATGTTGATGCTATGAATATTAGGCTAGGCTCTACTGAGGAATCTGAGGTTGGTTCTGTTGAAAATACAAAGGGTAATCAGCAATTAACTTCTTTGAGTTATAATGGAGTTCCTTTAAGTGACCAAGCTAAATGTATTGGTGCTTATGAAGATGGCCAGAGAGAAACATTATATTGGTTTGTTCATGACCCAGCTCATCTCGTTGGGATAGTAGATATGGTCGTTTCATATAATGTTCAATTAAACTTACTAACGTATCACGTCATTACAGTGGGTGCTCTAGAGACAGTGCTAAACTTTAATGATGATTTCTTAATAACAGGTGTTAATAGAGTTGAAGACTTATTGTTCTGGACAGATAACTACAATCAACCTAGATTTATAAACATTAAAAGAAACTATAACTCAAACTCACCTGATTTAGAAGAACAACTTTTGGTTATAAAAAAACCACCTGTTGCAGCTCCATCGTTTGAATTAACTAACCTATCTGGTGAAGAAAACTTTATAGAAGAAAGATTCTTAACTTTTTCTTATAGATATATATATGAAGATGGAGAGAGGTCCGCTTTATCACAGTTTACAGAGCCAGCTTTTATCCCTAAGGGATTTGATTACGCTATAGACACAGGTTTAAATGAAGGGATGACTAATGCTTTTAACAATGTTAAAGTCACATACAACAGTGGAGGTCCTTTAGTAAAAAGTATTGAGGTTGTTTTTGCAGAAACCACATCTAGTGTAATTAAGTCTATAGAGATATTTAACAAACAAAATCTTGGGTACGCAGATAATACAGACTATACTTTAAATTTTAACAACAGTAAGATATTTACTGTAATTTCTCCTACCCAGTTAACAAGATTGTTTGACAACGTGCCTTTAAAAGCGCAGGCTCAAACAATAATGGGTAATAGATTAATTTATGGTAACTATGTTGACGGATATGACTTATTAGATTTAAACACAAATCCAATACGTTTAGAATACTATTGCGAGCTTATATCTGAAGTTATAGCTGAAGGTTCAATACCTGATAGAACAGATAGTTTTAACTACACTATAGACACTAATAATAATGTAGTAAACGCTGCAGTATACTATGATTTTACAGATATAGAATTAGTTACTGGTGCTTCTTTAAATTTTGAAATAAGATATAATCATTCTGGATTTACAGGACAACAACCTTTTCCTGCTGCGCAATCACCGCTTATAACACTTGAATTCACTTTCCTTCTTCCTCAAGATTTTAATAGCGTTTATGAGCTATCAACAGACCCTGCGTTTGTAGAAACTATAGGTACAGCAGCAAACATCCTTCCTGTATATGACCCAGTTCCAGGAAACGAAACTTCCTGTGACGGAACAACTGTAACGGATGAATGGAACTGTTCACTACCAGCTAACTTAGATACTTTGTTAAAATTTGAAAGTGGTATAAGTAGTGCTGGTCAACCAATACAAATAATCTCAAGTCCTGGTAGTCAAGAAATAGGTTTTGTTATTCCAGCGATGGCTTATGTAGATGATTTAGCTGCACCCACTCAAACTGTTTATGAATATTATACTGTTTCATTTGCAGACTTAACTTACCTTGGCATAGGAAACCCTAAAAGTCTTCACAGTGATAGGGATTATGAATTGGGTATTGTTTATATGGATGAGTTTGGTCGCTCTTCTACAGCACTAGTAAGCCCAAACAACTCAATACATGTTGGGTGTTCGGCATCTGATTTACAAAATCAAATACAGGTAGTAATACCACCATCACAATTAGCGCCTGCATGGGCAGACAGATATAAGATGGTTATAAAGCCAGATTTTGAAGATTATAACACAATTTTTTCAAATGTATTTTTCGATGAGCTCTCAACATCTGCCACTTACTTTTTATTAGAAGGAGAGAATGCAAGAAAAGTTGAAGAGGGAGATAGGCTTAGGGTGAAAAGAGATACAGGAGGAGCTACCAACCGTTGTCAATACGCTACTGTTCTGCAGAAAGAAGCTCAGGAAGAAAATTTCTTAGACGTTGCGGATGGGCAAGGAAACAGTGTTACAGTTCCAGCTGGAACATATATGAAAATTATTGCAAATGATTTTCAAGTAGAACCAGGTGACCTTCCTACTGTATTGTATGGAAATAGAAGTGTAAGCCAAAGGAGTGGAAACAGTCATCCAAGGCTTGCGTATCCATGCGGTGTAGAAGACCCTAACAACCCAGGGCAGTATATAGATTACACAATACCAGCAGGTTCAAGGATACGTTTGTATATTAAATTCAGAAGAGCAGGAAGACGTAGCGGTGGATGTGATGGAAGAGAGTATACCTTAGATTTAAAGCTAACATCATCACAAGATTATGATAATTTTAAAGAGTGGTTTGACGGAGATAATATACAGTCTAGACTAGACAATGGAGCGGTTAATGTTTCTAATGGTCCTGACTGTCCGCCACCATACTTTCAGAATTACTACAATCCTGCTTTACAAACAGGAGCTAGTACTAATGATGCTTTAGGTGCAATGCCACAAGACAGGTGTGTGTACCAATACCAGTTTTTAAGAGCAACGAATAACAATTTACTTTCCCTTGGATTAATAGGCACAAACTCATGTAGAGGTTCTAAGCACTCTAATAGTAGGAGAGCAAAGATAGAGGCAAATATAGAAGTCTTTAGAGCTGAAAATACTATAGTTTTTGAGACTGAGCCAAGAGAGGCTACACCAGATTTATGGTATGAATCAGCAGACGTATATAGTATTGACAAAGCAACAGGTAGACATGAAGGTAATATACAAACCCAAACAGGAACTCAGTCCGCTATTGTGTTAACGGATTTCTTTAACTGTTTTACTTTTGCTAATGGTGTTGAAAGTTATAGAATAAGAGACTCAATTGTAGGAAAAGAATTTTCTTTAGGAGAAAGAACAACCTCTACTTCTGAATTAGAATTTAAGCAAGCGCATCGCTTTGCTGATTTAACATATAGTGGTGTTTATAATAACGAAAGTAATGTAAACAAGCTAAACGAATTTAACTTAGGGTTATTAAATTTCAAACCTTGTGAAGATATATATGGCCCAATTGAAAAACTTCATGGAAGAGAAACTGATATACTAGTATTACAAGAGGATAAAATATCCTATGTATTAGCTGGTAAAAACCTATTAAGCGACTCAACAGGTGGGGGACAGATAGCCTCTGTACCTGAGGTTTTAGGAACTCAGATAGCTAGAATAGAAGAGTATGGCATCTCAAGAAACCCAGAAAGTTTTTGTTCTTGGGGTTATAATAAATATTTTACTGACGCTAAACGAGGCGCAGTAATTATGCTTACAGGAGCTGCAGGACAAAACGAACAGCTTACAGTAATTTCTGAATCTGGTATGAGGTCTTGGTTTAGAGATAGATTTATATCTGGTCTAAACACTCAAAAAATTGGGGGATATGACCCATACATGAATGAGTATGTTCTAAGTATAAATGACGAGGAACTACCATCTGAAGAATCTTGTATTGCCTGCGGTATTGACAGGACGTTTACTTTTCCAGAGGATAAAACCTTTGAGTATTGTATAGACCTAGGACTGTTAGTAGGAGAAACAGCCATAGCGATTCAGGCAAATAATTCATCAGGAAGCAGTTTAGAGGTTACATACAATGGGGTAGCTGTTGTGCCAACAACTGTTATTGTTGATGGTATCAGTAGTTTTACTTTTGACAAAAACCTTGTTAGTGAATCTGAGGCTCAGATTGTTTTAACAGGGAAAGCAGGAGCTACTATACAGCTTACTGTTGCTTGCCCTGTTGCCGAGATTATTACTGTAACTCAGGTGTGTATTACAAATTCACCTGACGTTGGTCAGACAATACACAACGAGTACAGATGGGTTGATGGAACATATTTATCTCCATTACATTCTGAGCAAGTAACATTTGTTGATGGAACTGACTTTATTACTATCAGTCAGTTTGACTCTGTTACTGCTCCGCAAGGCGCAGGAGTTATACCAGCTGATAATGCATTGGTTCAAGTTATTTGCCATAAAAGAAATTCAGATAATTTTGTTTTTGAGCCAACTCAAAATGAGTTTTATGGTTTACGAACTAATGTTCAATACCCAGCTACTCCAGCAGGTATACTTTCTTTACTTTCTGCCGCAGGCTCACCTTTACCATTAGATGTTACTCTTGCGCCAGACCAATACATTGGAAACTATACAATGGCATCAACAGGAAATCAGTTATATTTAGTATACGATTATAGACAACCAACAGAAGAAGTTTTATGCTACGGAACAATAGACTTAACAGATGTCTGCTGTGACTGTACCGACCCAACAGACCCAACTTAAAAATAAATAGAATGGCAGTATCAGGAACATATTATTTAAACGGACCAGACTTGGCAACTTCAACGGCAATCTTTGCTGATGAGGATATGAATGTCTGTGCGGCAGATGGACTTTATTCAAATGGTATAATAGTTCGTGAGTTACTTAATTGCGTTTTATTACCTGCACAAACATGCCCACAATGTGCTTTACCTTGTGGCCAGGTGGGTGGTGAGTCTGCTGATATTAGGGGAACTTTCTTGGGTCAGATTAGTGGTGGTACAGATGTAGGTGCGGTAGTGATTTATTCTATTGTTGGAAGTACAATTCCTGATGGAATATTAACTACATATAATGGGCAGACATTTAATCAGCTTACATACATAGGTAACAATCAAGGACCTGTTGGATTAAATACTCCATTAGGACAGCCAACTTATTTTGGTTCTAATAACAATACGCCTGTAAGCACTTCAGCACTTCCAATATACACGATACAAACTAATGGCACATATATTGCGACTGGAAATATTCAGCCGATTACAGTTAACGCAAGTCAGTTAGACTTAAGGGGTGGAGGAACTACAGTTTACACTCAGGTTATTCCTAAAAACTCACCTAGCGCTAGCCTAATCAATGTTGATTTTTATGGGCCGATACAAGGAACATTTTTTTCGTTCCAGACAGATTGTCCTATACAGCTAGATAGCTTTGCTGGGTCTCCAGTTCAGGGAGATGACACATGCGCTGATGCCACAGTAACTTATTATTTTGCACAAAATGCAAATGTTACATCAATTCAACCAACTGTCTTTGTCCCTGAAACACTTACTACCCCAGGGATTGGGAACTATGTATTTCTAGATGACGGTGCTGGTACAAAAATTAACGATACAGCAACTAGTCAGTTTGTAATATTAGCAGACAGTACATATATTGAAATACAGTATGGTATTGTTATAAATACAGGGACATGTACTCCATCAGGAGTGCAATGTGGAGGAGCTTTGAACGCAGGAGGTGGAACAGGGTCTTTTACATTGCAGGTTGGAACAGGGTCTACACCAGCTGATGTTGGTGCTATGGTTGTTTACTTTTGGCCTGAAAACGTTCCAGACGGTATATTAGTTACTTTTGATGGAAACACATATAACGAATTATCTTCTCCTGTAGATGGGTATAAGTCTGCACCAGCAGGACTAGCTACTTATGTTGGCAATACAGCTTCGACTTGTAACCTTGCTGGTGGCAGCCCTTATAACACACCTCCAGCTAACAACCTTTTTGTTTACGACCCAGTAGCACAACAGTTTGTTGCAGGTGGTTCAAGAAATTATACTATTGCAAGTACTCAAGTAGCACTAACAACAGGAGTGTCTCCAGGGTACTGTGCTATGGTTATTCCAAAACCTGCTTTACCAGTTAGTGGTAATAATCAAATGACAATAGATGTATATGGTCCTTGTGGAACAGCTTGGAGTTTAGACTTATCTTTAGCTTGTCCAGGTCAACTGCCTAGTGTTCAGGCTAGTGCAAATCAAGGCACAAGTACTACCTGTCAGCCAGTAACACAGACGATATATTATAATTATAATTATGCTGATAGAGCAGGAACAATTAATCCACCTCAGTTTGACCCTAGGGTTCATAACTTTGTCTTTAGTGACCAGTTTGCAACTACTCCGTTAACAGCAGGAAATTATACAGTAAGTGGAATAACAGGTACTTTCGTTATGACAGTAGATGCTAATGGTGTTGTAAGCGCTATAACAAATTGCACAGGACCTTAAAAAACAAAAACATGGATAATTACACACTAACATATAGCGGTTCGGCACAAGGGTGGCCTTCTTTTTATTCTTATTACCCAGAATTTATAAAGGGTATGAATCAATTTTTATATACCTTTAAAGGTGGTGATTTATATCAACATAATTCTAATAGCGCTCCAAGAAATAATTTTTATGGAATTCAAGGGGTGTCTAAAATAACTAGTGTTTTTAATGAATCGGCTTTAGATAACAAAAAGTTTAAAACAATTGCTCTTGAAGGTGATGATGCCTGGGAGGGAACTTTTATTACAGACCTACAAACAACTGGATTTATAGAAGCAAATTATTTTGAACAGAAAGAATCTGATTGGTTTGCGTTTATAAGAAACAACACAGAGTTACCTGACAATACACCTCAGCTTCCTTTACGCTCACTAACAGGTATAGGGGTTAGTGATAACGTTGTAATTGCAGGTACTGGAGCAACCATTAAATTTATACCTCCATCTAGTGTTGGTACGATTTTATCAAATGGAGATTTATTTTACTTTGGTATTGCAAACCTGCAGGGTAATTATGTTCCTAATTTAGCAGGGAAAGTTATCTCTGTGGTAAAACAAAACGATGGAACTTCCATAGTAACTATAGACACTTCAGTATTGGGTAGTGTTCCTATACCAGGGGTAAATGAGTATTTTTTCTTTATTAAAAACTCTATTGCAGAGTCTCAAGGGGTATTAGGACATTACTGTGAATTTACACTAACTAATAGTAATACTTCTCCAACAGAGCTTTTTGCAGTAAAAAGTCAGGCATTCAAAAGTTTCCCTTAAAATTCATATCTTTGTAAAAGTTATGGGTATATTAAGTATATTTAGGAAAAGGAAAAATAAACCAGAAAATATATTAGAGTATGTCCATCAAAATAGAGGTCTTCTTTGGGAGAATATTAACACATTCAAAGAGAACGTCTTACTACATAATGGTTCAGTAAAGCACCACACTCCTGAAATGGAAAAGTTGATGCCAGTTACTCATCATTTGAAAGACGGACTATACACCAGAGAGATTTTTATGCCGAAAGGCACATTGGTTGTAAGTTTTATTCATAAACAGAACCACCCATCTTTTTTTTTAAAAGGTGAGATGTCAGTTTTACTAGACACAGGTGAGGTGAAAAGAATAAAAGCACCAATGAAAGTAATGACTGAGATAGGAACACAGCGAGTTGCCTATATACATGAGGATACAACTTGGGTTTGTGTTTATAGAACAGACGCTAAAACAATAAAGGAAGCTGAGGTAGAGGTTTATACAGAAGATTATAAAGAACTACCTGAGTATATTATACTAAATAAAAAATTATTATGTCAGGAGTAATAGCAGGCTTAGCGATATCTGTAGGAACAACCGCAATGAGTTTTATAGGCGCAGGTCAACAAAGAAGAAAACAGCAAGACGCTGATAGAAAAGCTGCAATGGCAATGGCTGAGATAGAGCAAGAGCTTACAAAAAACGAATACAAAGCTTTGTCTTTAAACCAAGAACCATACGAGCAAATGCAAGACACGCTTGGTACTCAGATAAAAACAGAAATGGAAGCCATAAGAGAGGGTGACCAGCGTGGTGTTTTAGGAGGCTCTCAAAGAGTTCAAGAAGGAACAGTCCAAGCCGCTGCCAACATAAGAGCTACCCAAGGGAAAGAATTAGACGAGCTAGATAAACTTGTTGCTGATGAAGAAACTCGTAAGAGTGATATTAAAATGCAACTAAAACTAGGTGATATAGCTGGCGCACAGCAGGCTTCAGCTGAAGCAGGACAAGCAGCTAACCAATTAAAACAGCAAGGTTTTCAAGGTGTTGGCAATGTTTTACAGCAAGGACTTACCATGATTCCTACGTATGGAAAGAGTGCAGAGGCTAGAGATGTAGCAGGTATGCAGCGAGAGTTTACTAAAGGCCAGAAAAAAGATTACCTAGCAGGGACTGGTGCTTTTGCAGGTCAAGGCGTTAAAACAGGTAGGGAGTACAGACAGAACTTAAAGCCAATGATGAATCAGCAGTTTCAGCAGGCTGTAGGAGGTTTAAGTTATGATGGAAAAACGTTTGGTGCTTTAGGAAAAACGTTGGCTGCAGACCAAGATGGTAACCTGGTAAGTGCACAGATACAAGACTTTAGTCAACTAGGTGGCCTACAAGGTGCAGAATTTATGGACCAGCTATTGCAGATGACTCCAGAACAAAGAATGATGTTAAAGCAGAAGTTAGGGTTTTAATTAAAAAAAAATAGTCAAATGACTTACTACGGATACGTACAAAGAGAAAACGCTGCTGGTGTTAACTGGCAGGAGGTAGGCGCAAATTTATCTCAAACATTATTAGATGCTGGCGCTGCAAGGCAGGCTAAACGAGATGCTTTCGATAAGTCTACCAAAGAATACCAAGAGACTCTTGACAATGCTCCATCTGGAGATTTTAAAACAGCAAATGCATTTGCGCTAAATCATGCTGCAGATGCTTCACGTATGCGTTTAATTCAAGACAGACTGTTGAAGAATGGTGTAATGAAAGATAGAGACTACACTGTAGCTCGTCAGAATTTAACTGATGGAACTAAACAGTTATTTGGTTTATCCGAAGAGTACCAGTCTGAGTACACAGAAAAAATGAAAAGATTTAAGGCTGGAGAAAGCCAGGAATTAGAGGGATGGTTGATGGAGCAGATAGAGGGTCTTTCTAATCTTAAAAACGCACAGTCTTATATAAACTCTCAAGATGGGAGTGTAAGCATTGGTAAGCTAGTTGATAGTGATAACGGTACAAGAGTACTTAGCAAAAACCCTAATGACTTTATGACAGTAAACCAGCTTCGTAACAGATACAAAGAAAAGTACGATAAGTTTGATGTTGGTGCAACTATGACTATGGAGGCTGAAAGATTGGGTACATTTATAGATAGTGTAAGAGGTGCTGGAGGCACAAATTATGTAGGTACTGTAACTAAATTACTAGACCCAACTATGCGTGGGACATTAGGTCCTAAAGGTCAAAAGGCTGTAGATGATTTTAAATCTATGGAAACAGATATGATTAATAGCTATCTAGAGGCTAACCCTTTAAACGCATTATCTGTTCTTACAGGTGGATTGGTAAATCCTAAAAAC